CGATTTAAACCTAGCAGGAACTACAACAGTAGATGTTTTAGCTGGTAGTGGTAACGCAACTATAGGCGGCACATTAGGAGTTACAGGTGCTGTAACAGCAGATGCAGGTGTGTCTATAGATAATATAACCATAGACGGAACTGAAATAGATTTATCTTCTGGCAATTTAACTATAGATGTAGCAGGTAATTTAATACTCGATGCAGACGGTGGTGAATTTCAATTTCACGATGGCGGAACTAACATTTTAGAAATAGCTAATTCTTCAAGTGATGTAATTATTAGACCAGCAGTGCAAGATAAAGATATAAAATTTAATGGTAATGATGGTGGTGGTGCAATAACTGCCCTTACCCTTGATATGTCGGATGCAGGTACAGCAACATTTAATCACGATGTAAAACTTGGAGATAATGGACAAGCCATATTTGGTGCTGGTTCAGATGCTACCATATTTAGTGATGGGTCAAATGGGTATATGAGAGGGTTTCTTGCCTTACAAAATAATGCAGGAGACAAAGATTTTATTTCATTCGTAGATGGTGGGGCTACATCTCTTTATCATAACAACTCAGCAAAACTAGCCACAGCATCAACAGGCGTAAATGTAACAGGTGCATTAACAGAAGATTCAAACAGAGTAGCAACTAATGGCAGGGCTATAGCTTTTAGTTTATTATTTTAGTAATATAGGAGACAATTATGGCAACACCAAATATAGTAAATGTAACAAGCATAATACCATTCACAATAAATGGGGTGTGTACAACTTCTTTAGTAGATATTATAGATGTACCTGCTGATAAAGTTTATAAAATAAACACAATATTAATTGCAAACGTAGATGGTACAAATGCAGCAGATATTGATATGTGGATATCAACCGATAATGGTGGTAATTTTTATAATATTGCCTCAACCATTTCAGTACCAGCAGACTCAACACTATCTTTTTTATCTACACCTCTTTATTTGGATGAAACAGATTTATTGCGAATCCGTGGTACTGCTACTACTGATTTACAGTACACAATTTCTGGCGAAATATTAGATGATGCTTAAGGAGTTAGAAGATGGCTCACTTTGCAGAACTTGATAGCAATAACGAAGTAATCCAAGTAGTTGTAATATCTAACGATGATGTAGATGCTAATGGTGGTGATTATTCATCACAAGCTGAAACCTTTGTTGCTAATCTTTTACCACACTCAGAAAATGGTGTTGCATGGAAACAAACTTCTTATAACGGCAATCAACGCAAACAATATGCAGGTATAGGATATACCTATGATGCAGTAAAAAATAAATTTATTGCTCCACAACCTTTTAATTCTTGGACATTAGATTCTAACGATGATTGGCAGGCACCTGTAACTCTTCCTAATATTACAGAAGTAAACTCTAATCCTATTGAAATTTTATGGTACGAGCCTAAACAAGAATGGAGGGGTAAAACTTATACAGGTAGAGATTTAGAAATAGAAACAGACTATGCGTGGAATGCAAGTAGTCTCGAATGGAGACAAGTTTAATTATGTCAATTGGTAATGGTGGAATAATTGGTCCAGATAATGATCCAACAACAAGCACTCAAAGTGAAGTAATAACCACTTTTAATGCTAGTGGTACTCTAACCACAGCAACCCATACACAAGAACTACAATATCTTATTATCGCAGGTGGCGGTGGTGGTGGAGGTCACCCTGTAGCTCCAACAGGTACTGTAGGAGATAGGGGTGGTGCTTCTTCTATAGCAGGAGTTCCTATTACAACTGTAGATACAGTTGGAGGCGGTGGTGGTAATACAGGTTTTTTTGTACCTGACCCCGGTGAACAACCCGGAGGTTCTGGCGGTGGCGGTGGTAGACGTCCTGCGGGTACTGGAACTGCTGGTCAAGGTTTTAATGGAGGGGCTGGTATTAGAGGCAACGCAGGAGGAACAGACCTTACTGGTGGTGGAGGTGGTGCAGGTGCCGTAGGACAAGACCATCAACCATTCAATTCTCCTATTGGTACAAAAAATGGAGATGGCGGAGCTGGTGTCGCATCATCAATAACAGGCTCACCCGTAACTAGAGCAGGCGGTGGCGGTGGTTCAAGTAATTATGTAAATAGTCCAATTCAAGTAGGTACTGGAGGCTCTGGTGGTGGCGGAAACGGAGGCAACCAAAGTTACACAGGCACTAGCGGTACAGCTAATACTGGCGGTGGTGGTGGCGGATGGTCTGATGGTATTACTGGTTTCCAAAACTTTGGAGCAGGTGGAGGAGCAGGTGGTTATAGATGTTCTGTTCCAGGAGAAAGCTCTGGAGGCGGTGCCTCGGCTGAACCTACACTAGCTGTAGTCGGTGGCACAAATTACACTATTACTGTTGGAGCTGGAGGCGCAGGAGCAGCAACACCTGCACCAAGTGGATCAAGCACCAATGGTGGTTCTGGCGTAGTGATTATTAAAGAGCCACAAGTAGATTTTGTATCTGGAGCTTCTGGTGTTTGGGGTTTAAATGAAGTTTACGAGTTTGTAAAAGCTGGTACTTGGACAAATTAAAATAATAAAAAATGAATCTTAAATGGTATTACTGGTACTTTCAGTCAGCTATACCAGAAAGAATATGTGATGAAATAGTACGTTATGGTAAAGAGCAAGATCAAGAAATAGCTCTTACAGGTAATTTTCAAAAAGATAATCTTACTGATACAGAACTAAAAAACATACAGAAAAAACGCAAATCTGATGTTGTTTGGATGTCAGACAGATGGATATATAACGAAATTCAACCCTACATATATCAAGCAAATACAAGTGCTGGTTGGAATTTTGAATGGGATTGGTCAGAGGCTTGCCAATTTACTGAATATAAAAAAGGACAATTTTATGATTGGCACTGTGATTCGCGTGAAGAACCTTACAACAGTCCAGATAATATAAATACTCATGGTAAGCAAAGAAAACTTAGTATGACTGTATCACTCACTGACCCTAAAGAATACGAAGGTGGAGATTTAGAGTTTGATTTTAGAAATACAGACAAAGGCTCCCAACCAAGAATATGTAAAGAAATTAGAGAAAAAGGTAGTATAATTGTTTTTCCTTCTTTTGTTTGGCATAGAGTAAAGCCAGTTACAAAAGGGACAAGACACTCCTTAGTGTGTTGGAATTTGGGGTACCCTTATAAATGATTAAAAATCTAAAAAACCCAGTTACAGAAAGTTATAAAAATTTAAAAAATGTAGTATTAAGCAATAACTTCCCTTGGTATTACCTTGATAAAACTGTTTCTGATACAGATGAAGAAGATATGGGTTTTTTTGCTCATTGTTTATTGGGCAGACCAACACATCAAAGTTATGGCAAACAAGTTCCTGCTATACCTGAAAGAGTATCTACCTATTTTGATGAATGTTATTCTGTATTGAAAGAAATACTTGATTTTAACAACATAGATTTAGAAGTTATGTATCGTATGAATATAAACATGACGCCACATAGTTCCGTTAAATCTAGCATACCGCACATAGATCTAAATTTTCCTCACAAAGTCGTTATAGTTTATTTAACAAAATTTTCACAAGGTAGAACAATAGTATTAGGAGAGGATAATCAAAAATTTTATTCAAATCCAAAAGAAAATAGTGTCATTATGTTTGACGGCAAACTCGAACATTATCAAGAATGTCCAGATATAGATGAAAAAAGAATAGTTATAGTTGCAAATTTTTTATGAGTTTTAAAAAAGATAAATACCAAATAATTAAAAATGCTATATCAGAAGAATTAGCAGATTTTTGCTATCAGTATTTTTTAAATAAAAGAATGGTGGCAAGACATTTATTTGATGAAAAATATATATCTCAGTTTACCGAATACTTTGGTGTTTGGAACGACCAACAAATACCTGAAACTTATTCACATTACGCTGATATAGTTATGGAAACTTTATTACAAAAGGTTAAACCAATTATGGAAAAAGAATCAGGTGTAAAGCTTATAGAAACTTATTCTTATGCAAGAATTTATAAAAATGGTGATGAACTTAAACGACATAAAGATAGACCTTCATGCGAAATATCTACTACTATGAATTTAGGCGGAGATGATTGGTCAATATTTTTAGAACCT